TAGGCTAGAAGACCCTGTAATGGACTTCTTGCGTGAAGATGATGGGGGAGAGCGGCCAGAGAAAATTGGTAAGGATGTAAATGAGTATATTGAGTTCATCAGCGAAAACAAATGTGACATCATCGGAATCCCATCAGGATTTCATAGGTTTGATCACTCCATAGGAGGAGGTCTAAGAAGAAAATGTGTTGATCTTATTGCTGCTAGACCAAAGGTTGGTAAGAGTGTTTTTGCAGACAACGTTGCTTTGAATGTAGCTTCTAACGGAACTCCCGTATTGGTTCTTGACACAGAAATGTCAAAAGAGGATCATCTTAACAGGATTATTGCCAACCTCAGCGGGGTTCCAATTTCTGATGTTGCTACGGGTAAATTTGTAGATGATGACGAGCAACACCAAAGAGTACATGAAGCTGTAAAACACATTGAAGATATTCCGTACAATTATGTTAGTGTGGCTGGTAAACCATTTGAGCAAATCCTAAACATTATTAAAAGATGGATTATCCAAGATGTAAAGATGGATGAAAATGGCAGAACAAATGACTGTGTTGTTGTATATGATTATCTAAAACTTATGTCATCCAGCTCTATCACAAATAATATTCAGGAATATCAAGCTCTTGGGTTTCAGATCACAAATCTTCACAACCTAGCGGTAAAGTTTGATTTCCCATGCCTGTCTTTTGTTCAACTTAACAGGGACGGTATAACCAAGGAATCTACAGATGCTGTGTCTGGTTCTGACCGGCTCATCTGGCTTTGCACGTCATTCTCCATATTCAAAACGAAGTCCCCAGAGGAGCTAGCTGAGGACGGCCCACGCGCTGGAAACAGAAAACTAGTACCCATCGTATCTAGACATGGGGCGGGTCTTGATGATGGTGACTATATTAACATGAATATGCTTGGGGAACACGCTAAATTAGTTGAGCTTAGAACTAGGAATGAGTTTAGGGTTCAACCAGTCGAAGACAGTGGATTAATTGATGAAGAAGGTTTAACTAAGGTAAATGAAGATGTCGAAGAAGATGGATTTGAAGAGGATCAAAAACCTCCTTGGGAATAATATTGAGCTCATCTTCTCTGAGCTAGGTATAGAGTTTGAGAAAAATGGTGAAAATATCACCTGCCCCTGTCCAGTACATGGCAGTAGTAGCCCAAACAGTTTTTCTTATTCAACAAATAAAAACATCTGGAGTTGCTGGTCAAGAAGATGTCAGGACGAATTCTCTAATGACGTGATAGGACTGATACAAGGTGTTTTGTCAAGAGAGGAAGAAGAAGACGTTGGTTTCAGCAAAGCCTTAACTTGGGCCTGCAAGGTTTTAAATATTGACAACGGGGTTGTTAATGTAGAGAAGGCTACAGAAGAAGGTGACAGCTTTGTAGAGATGGTAAACATGTTCTCTGACGAGATTGGAGCACAAGAAGATACGCATATAGATATAGACTGTCTTTTATCTCATCCATCTAAGTACTTCTGCATGAGAGGGTTTACAGAAGACACACTCCTTCATTTTGGTATTGGCGATTGCAAGCAAAAGAAATCTGCAATGGTTCAAAGAGCTATCATTCCCATTCACAGTTTAGACGGAGAGAAGGTTGTTGCCTACATTGGCAGGTCAACGAAGGATTACATTAATCCAAAATTTCTTTTTACCAAAGGTTTCAATAAGAGAAGATATTTGTATAACTACCACAGGGCTATAAAAAAAGCTCAAGAAACCTCAACCATGTTCATTACAGAAGGTCAAGGGGACGTTTGGAAGCTATATGAAGCCGGTGTAGAAAATGCAGTTGGTATTTTTGGCAAATCTCTAAGCGACCAACAAAGGAAGATCCTAGAGAGTTCCGGTATTACCAGACTCATAGTTTTAACTGATAATGATCAGGCTGGCAGAGAATCTAAGATGCATATACAAAGACAAATGAGTCGCATGTTTAGAGTATTATTTCCAAGAATGTCTAGGAAAGATATTGGAGATATGAGCGCAATACAAATTGAAGAAAACATTTTACCTCAGCTGAAAGGTATGTATTAATGGTCATGATTTTAGGAATATCAGGAAAGAAGCAGGCTGGCAAAAACACTATGGCCAATGTCATGCACGGAGAAATATTAAAGAGCTTGGGTTCTATAGAAGACTTCTCTATAAACGAGGTGGGTCAGCTTGTGATTAAGACCTCCGTTTGTGGAGATGAGGAATTTGGAATATTAGATGTGACAAGAAGAGACAAAAGCTTTTTTGAATATGCTCATTATAATATCTGGCCTTACATCAAGCTGTATAGTTTTGCGGACGGGCTCAAAGGGTTATGTATGGAGTTTTTTGGGATTTCGTCAGATCAGGCTTATGGGACAGACGATGACAAAAACACTTATACTAAAATAATGTGGGAAGACACACCAACGTGGGAAAACAGCAGCCGGAATAAGAATAGGGGCAGCATGACAGCCCGAGAACTGTTACAATATTTTGGCACAGATATTATGCGTAAGATGTATTACAACGTGTGGGTAGACCATGCAATTAACACAATTCAAAGAGAGCAAAGCAAATTAGCTGTTGTGGCTGACGTAAGGTTTCCCAACGAGGTCGAAGCCATAAAGTCAGCAGGCGGAAAAGTAGTTAGACTTACTAGGCAATACCAGAACGATGGACATTCCAGCGAGTGTGCCCTAGATGAGGAAAACTACGACTGGAAAAACTTTGATTATGTTTTAGACAATTCCAGTAATAGTCCAGAAAGTTTTTGCGGACAAGTTAGTAAATTATTTAATAAATTGGAGTTGACATGTTAGTCACTTATATCAGAAGTTCTAGCTTTAATAACTATTCGTATTGTCAAATGCAATACTTTTTGACTTATGTCCTTGGTCATCAATCAACATCAGGCAAAAAAGCCCAGATGGGTACTGTTGTCCACAAGGTAATGGAGGTACTAGCTGGATGTCAACACTTACAGCAAGACAATAAAAAAATGCTGTTAGCTGACGATGCGCTTGGAGACATCAAGTTTACCAGAAAAAAATTAAAGAGTGAAGATTTTGTTACCGATATTCTTGATAAGAGTTACGACTGGTATACAAGCAACTGTACGCACAAGTATACCAATGCAGATTATAAGTTTTGTGAGAAACTAACTTGGGAAGCTTTGCAGTATAATAAAGGATTGTTTGATCCAAGAAACCGCAAAATTGTTGCCGCAGAACCGCATTTTGATATTGAGATTGAGGAAGATTGGGCCAAGTTTGACTATGAAATGCCCGATGGTCAAAGAATTACAGGAAATTTAGCAATAAAAGGAACAATAGACCTTGTAACTGAGGTGGAGGATGGTATAATTGAAGTCGTTGACTGGAAAACGGGAAGAAGGCTTGACTGGGCAACAGGCGAAGAGAAGACATATGAGAAGCTATGTTCAGACCCCCAATTATTACTATATAATTATGCGATATCAAAACTATTCCCTGATTATGAACAGTCAATTATGACGATATTCTTTATTAGAGATGGTGGGCCGTTCTCAATGTGTTTTGATAAGAAAGACCAAGAAAAGTTTTTGGAGATGTTAAAACTAAGATTTCAGCAAATTAGCAGAAATCAAGAGCCAAAGCCAATGTCTTACTCAAGAAAACACTGGAAGTGCAACAAGCTTTGTCATTTTTATAAAAACAACTGGCAAGGCACAGACCAAAATATGTGTATATATATAGAGGAGCATCTTAAAAAGCACGGAATGGATGAAACCGTAAAAAGATGCACCTCAGAAGGATTTAGCGTGGGTCACTATGAGGCTCCGGGATAAGGAAAATACTATGATTCAAGTAGAAATCACAGAGGAAATGAAGAAAAGAGCGTGGGCCAAATCCCGTGAGATGGGAGTTATCAAAAACTCCATCATGAAGGGCGATGGTA